TGCTTCGCAAGACATTTATTTATATGCTATGTTTGTATTTTATATTTATATTGTTTTAATTAGTATTATTTTATTTCATTTAAAGAAGCTTGGATGCTCATTGCCCATTTATTTAAACTTTTCAGTTTAAAACATCTTATTCATTTTTACTATACCCAAGGGGTTTGTCTTGGCCACAATTTTTTTACAAAAATTGCTTAGTAGAATAAGCTTTAGGGGTTTCAAGCAGTTTGATTTTCTTACCAGGGTTATTCTATTATCTATGATAACATAGACAAATCCCTGATTAACATCAATGGTCCTAAAATTGGATCCATAAAAGGCTTTATGAATATCTTATTTTTTCGATATTCCCTGATGTTTTTCTACCCTACAGGCTTTTAAGGTAAACGTCTTGAGCGCCGTAAGCCACGAGTTGCATTAAACCACCTCCCATTTTATAATATCCCTAAAGAAAAAAAATTTCCTAAAATTAAATTAATTGTTTTTATTAATTTAATTCACTACCTACATATTAAGACAATATATTATTAATGTTTGAATTATCCTTCATAAATATGGCCAAATATCCTTCATCAAATATTTCTTTTTTGCCTTCATGATTTTTTGTAAAAATGTAAGAATTTTGTTTTTTTTTGATAGACCAACCATTATCTAAAGCATTGTATAAAAATACCATCTTCTTGAATTTAATTTGATCTATTTCTGCGTCTAAATCATTTTTAAGATTTAAATTAACTAATATGTCTGTTGGGACATTCATTGTTTAATATATAATTTGAAACTTTTATTTGTCTTTAAACCAATGATTTATATCTTTTTTAAAATTTCAAATTAAATAATAATTTACTCTTTAATATATTATGCCTAGTTTTAAGCCTAAATCTAACAAAAAATTTCGGGTTTGTAAAAAATACACAACCACTTTGGATGGAAAGCACAAGGAATTTGTCAATGAATTTGACAAGAATGAATTTGATACTATACCTACATTAAAACTAGAAAGAAGTGATTTAAAAAAACAAATAGAAACACTTGATAAAAGCAATATTGAGCAAATTATGGATATGAAAGATCGTATCAAAGAAATTGATGAAACTATAAAAGAGCTTAAAAATAAAAAAAATAACTATTTTTTAGATAATTCTAAATTCATTTTTGAATATTTTGAAAATAAAAAAAATATTAATAATATTGATTCTTCATCTAACTCTTCAACTAACAAATCAGTATCTTCTAAAAATCAAATACTGTTTAATTTCTTCAAAATTCAAAACAATAATCAAGAAGAAAATGTTACTGAAAATAGAAACAAAAATATCGTTCAAAAGTATCTCAGCAATATAGATGAAACATTTATTGATATGAATTCATTTGTTAGATCTACTGATATATGTCAGCATTGTTTTAAAGGTGAGCTTATTCCTCTCGACGACGAAGGTGTTCTTATTTGTAATATATGTGCTGTCAATATTCCTTATCTTATTGAAAATGAAAAACCATCTTATAAAGAGCCACCCAAAGAAGTGTGCTTTTATGCCTATAAGAAAATTAATCATTTTAAAGAAATTCTTGCCCAATTTCAAGGCAAAGAAACAACACAAATTCCAGATGATGTAATTGATCAAATACATTTACAAATTAAAAAAGAGCGTATTAGTCTTGAACAACTAACACATTATAAAACCAAAGAGATTTTAAAGAAGCTAGGGTTTAATAAATATTATGAACATATCGCATTTATTAAAAATAAATTGGGATTAAAACCACCTGTTTTTAGTCCTGAATTGGAAGAAACATTATGTAACCTTTTTATGGAAACTCAGTCTCCTTATGCCAAAACTTGTCCTGATTATCGTGTCAATTTTTTGAACTATTATTATGTTTTATTTAAGTTTTGTGAGCTTCTTGGGGAAGAACAATATCTCGATTCTATTCCTTTGTTAAAAGATAGAGAAAAATTGATAGAACAAGATGAAACATGGAAAAAAATGTGTATTGAATTAGATTGGGAATTTATTCCTACTGTTTAATTTCCACCTTTACTAATATCTCTGTGAGACATTACAAATGTGGAGCCAAAATTAGACCAAACAAATATCACATTATTTTTAAAATTTTACTATATACCCAAGCATGAATAATATAGATATCTAATTGTATTTATATTATTTATATTATGTTAGTTTGGATTTAGCTTCACAAAACCTTTCTTAAAGGTGGATTTAAAGCCCACCAGGGAATCCCACTAAATTGGCACCCAAACCAAATCCAGCTCCAGAACGAGCACTCACACCCATGCTAGGAATGTATGTGTCCAAAATAGCAAAAGTAGCCGCAGCAGTTAAAGCCAAGCAGGCAATTTCTTCTAAATTTAAAGATTTTTTAGGTATTACATATGCCGCAATTGCAATCATTAAACCTTCAACGATATATTTGATAATTCGCTTAATAAGTTCGTTTGTATTAAACATCCTATATAAAATAAAAAGAAAATAAAAAGAAAATAAAAAGAAAATAAATAAATAAAAGAAATAATAATTTAATTAATTAATACTTAAAACGAATTTAATTAATTAATATATAATGAGTGGAAAATCTAAATCTAATATTGCCAAAAAGTTGGCATTTGAACGTAAACAAAACAAAGATGGATCATCTAATTCTAAATATGTTGATTTGCTCGAAGTAGACAAGCCTATTGCGGGCCAAACATTTGGTTGTTTTTCTTTTATTACCCCCGAGAAAATCTTGAAGCAAAAGGAAATGTTCTTTTTTGAAGAATTCCTAAAGAAATGGGAATTTTCTAAATCTATGGAAAAATTCCATCAATTCATTAATTTTATGTCCTATAAATATAAGTTATCATTTGAGGATGTTATGAAGGACTATGAAGGATTTGTCAAAGAAGAGCGTGACAATATTATTTCTTCTTCTATTGAAGATGACTACAAGACTTTTATGGATAAAGAAGAGGATGAACTAGAAAAGCAATTTAATATCAAGCATAATTTTCAAACTTCGGTGCGCGGCTTCAAAGCTCGCGGTCATTTTGCGTCTCAAGAGGAAGCCGAGTTGCGTGCTAAATTGATCCGAGAAGTGGACCCTAGTTTTGACGTATTTGTTGGCCCAGTTGGCACTTGGTTGCCTTGGGACCCTGAAGCTTACAAGACAGGCCGGGTTGAGTATATGGAGGAGGAGCTCAATCAACTTGCTCAGGAGAAGCAAAAGAACGAATCCGCTGCTAAAAACGCATTTGAGGCGCGTGTCAAAGAGACTAAGCAGAAGGCGATTGATGACAACAAGAAGAACGCGGACAAACACGGTAATATTTTGACGCAAGATATTGATCAGGAAGGCAATTTGATTGGTGTTAGCGCAACAAGTCAAGAGAAGGCTCTTACTACGAATGAGGAAACCATCTCTGTTGCGGATATTCGCTCGGAGCTATTTGACGGCGACAATATTATTACAGGCAAAACAGATTATGGCCGCTCTGAGCTTGTTAGTGGACCTTTTTCAATGAAGGAGAAAGAGAAGGATGAATAAATAATATAAAATTGAAAAGAATTAAATAATTATATTAAACATAAACTAATATAATTATTATCAAATGGAACAAATTCAAGAATATACAAATAATGGAAAATGGATTGCTATTACTATATTAATTTGGAATGAAGCATTTAAACAATTAATTTTATCTTGTATGAGTGAACCAGACTTTATTATAAAATTTTCAAATCCAGAAAATTATTCTATTTATTGGATTAAACTAACAAAATTTATGACGAAATATTATGATGGAAAAACTCCAGAAAAACCAGATAAATTTATATTCTTATTATTATTAACATATCCCAAAAGTTACATTTTACAACTAAAAAGCTTTTTACAACTAAAAATAGCATTCAATGAAATAAATGATGATCATAATAATAGCGATAATTCTGATTTCACATGTGCTTCATATAGACACGATGATGAAAATGATGGTTCTCATACTTGTATATGTAGTCAAGTAATTGAACACGTTTTTGAATTTGAAAATAACCTATCAGGAGTTTGCTTTAATGTAGGCAGTGTTTGCAACAAAAGACATCGTGTTATTAGTGAAAATGATGAACAATATAAATTAATGCAGCGAGCAGCTAGAGATAGAAAAGATGAAATTAAAAATGGATGGCCACAAGGATATAAAGAAAACCAGCGATACATTAAAAAACAACAAATGATTGACAAAAATAAATCTAACTCTAGTTCGGAATCTGAAACAGAAGCAATAAAATACAATATTACTAATAGATGTATTATCTGCCAAAAGGATAAAATTATATATAGTCCTACTAACAGTAGTAGCATCAATGGTATTTGTTCGTGCATTCCAAATAAAATTAAAAGGAAGTCAAAAAAACTGAATAAACAAATTTTAAAAGAAATACAGACAATTTCTTGTTTAAGTTGTAAACAAGAAACAAGAAAACTTGAAAATAAAAAATTGTGTTCTGTATGCGTTCAGATAAAAGAAGTATCTATTTGTTTAAAATGTAACATTGATTTTACATCACCTATAAAGTCAGATGTTAAATTTTGCGATACATGCTTTTCTACTGTTAGGAGTTGTATTGATTGTAATGATTATATAATGTCTCCAGAATCTTACAAGACTAGATGTTCTGATTGTTTTAAACAAAATAAACAATCTCAAACACATATTTATATTGACTGTATTGAGTGTGGCGACGATGTGTTAATACCTGAATCAGATAAAGAATGGAGAAAAACTTGTGGCAGTTGTTTTTTGAAAACCAAAGGAACTTGTGAAAAATGTTCTTCGTGTGTTAAAATTTTATCTGTTAAAAAAGAAGGACCAAATAAGGGGAAAAAATTTTATAAATGTGAACCCTGTGAATTATTTAAATGGGTTTAATAAGTAATTTAATTATAAAATAATATATAATTTATATAAATCTATATATTGTTATTTAAAAGCGCTTTACCATTTGCTCTTTTTTACCGCAATTTTGGGTCCCGCACCACGCTTCTTTACGTTATTGGGGTCATATTGCTCTTCTTCGTCATCATCATTTATCTGTTTGGATAATTCCCAGAACTCTTTTGACCCTAATCTGAAGTCATTATGAGCGTCTGCCTTGTACCAGAATACTTGATCTTGTAGCTTATTTGATTTGGCATTGTTATTGATGACTAAGCACTCATAATTCTCCGTGCATTGATCCATTACCTGGCAAAATGACTCCAATGTGGGAAACATACCAGCATAATTTTCATATATTCTCTTCCTGTTAGCTATATATGGCTCTCTTAAAATAAACACGTAATCTATATTTGTTCTTAGTGTTGGTGGAATTCCTAGAGGGTATTGCATTGTAATAATAAGCATTACCTTCCAGTGCCTCAATTATACCATTTTCATTCAAGCATTTCTTCTTGAAATCATTAAAATCACGCTTTTTAAATGGGCGTGACGCTCTCTCGAGCGGGCCTAGACTATATCTTAAGCTTTCATTGCGAGTGATTAATTCGCTCCA